TTAAAAAGCGCTGATATGTGATAAGAAAAATAAAGAAAGTTAAAAATCTTCATACTCTTCATCAGATGCAATGAAAGTTGGTTTTAAACCTTCATACTCTGCATCTTGGAATTTATGATCGTCTTCAATCTGCATTCTCATGCCATCGTAATCAATAAGAAATGCGTAATTATCTGATGAATATTCATCATTAATTCTAGATCGAAGATCTTCATAAAATTCTCTTCCGTGAAAGAAAGCAAATCTCATTGCATTTTGAATATTAACACGAATCTGCATGAGAGGTCGCAACTTGCTTTCAGTTCTATAGTATGTTAGCAATTGATAAATAACTTTCTCCATTGGATATGCAATGACTTTAGAACCTTCACGGCGGAACTTGTGTTTTAGAAACTCTACTTCTTCTAAAGATGACCACTTGAAATTGTCTGACTTATCAGGTGCTGTAATTTCATAACTTAAATCAGCATACCCGTCAGCTAAATCTTTTGGTGTAAAATATCTAGCGAGGTGATCAGACACAGCAATAACAACATCATCCGCTGCAACTATGGCTGAAACATTACGATCAAGATAATTATCATCGTAAGAGCGCAGCGGCATAATGTTGTTTTCTTCAATTGATTTCTTGATCAGATGATCAGGCCAAGAAGAAGTAATTTCTCTAAATGCTTTGTACTCAAGAACTTTTCGATCCAAAAATCTTTTGAAAATTAAATCAATTAATCCCTTGTGTACACCCGAATTATCTGGTTGTGTTCCGGGCCAACCAGACAATAATCCACTCACTCTCCTTATGAGCAGATCCTCAAAAACAACATGACAGTCCATGAACGATATTACGAGAGCCATTAAAACTGTATACCAATGTTTCGAATCAAAAGGTTCACCTCGTGAACGATGTGCCTCTTCTAATAAGCGAATCTTGGCTGTAATGACCAATCTCATTAACTGTATTGTCATTTTTTCTTCCCACGCTACTACATCTAAACACAAATAATTCTTATGCTTAAGATGTTCAATCAACAGGTCCGCGTGTCTTTCCGGGTCAAACCCTAAAACATAGGAATTTGCTAAACCACGGCGCCATGGCGACTTCAATCCTGTATGTATGTCTTTGCATGCCATATCATACACAATTTGATCATCCATATTGCCAAGTCCAACAGTTCTAGTTTTTGGATTTATTATTTTGTTTTCTCCAACAAGTTCCTTCTTTCGAAATTCCAATTTGAAGTAACCTGTATCTCTGCCTTTCGACAATAGCAAAACCTTATTTTGGACATTGTTGATGACTGACCCCTGTATTACAATCTGCTGCTCATCTTCACTCCATTCAATTAGGGGTCTTTTACCTCTCATTCCTTTTTGAAGTTTATAAGGAATACCTGCACAACCATCGAGGTTTATTGGTCGTGAGCCCGGTTTTTTAACACCTCTTATTGCTTGTTCTGGTGTATAAATGGATGCTGATTGCCAATTCCATCCAACTTTTAAAGACTTTAAAATTCGTTTAATCATAAATTCCTCTTCTACCGGGTTAATAAAAGGAACTTTATCTCCATTTGCCTT